CCGCAATTTTGAAAAACGGGTCGTAGATATGGATAATCATGCTTTTGTCGTTGTTTTGCGGCAGTCGCTACTTCCATAAGCCGGCTGGTTGGGGGTACCGTAGTTTCGTGACCGGACGTAACGGTGTTGTAGCGCGGCGCGATATTTAACACCGATTAGCGAGATATTTGACTTAATGCAGTAGTTACAGCTACTAAAAAGTAATTACGCTAAACAACATCAAAAATATCAGGCCATCCACTTGAGTAATCATAGGCCACCGGATCAGCAGCGGCATCCATCTTGGCGCGGTGAGTTTCGGCGGCCTTGAATGTTGCTACCTCCTGGACCTCAAAAGCGTCTACAACCTGTCGGATCAATCCAGCCGTCAGCGGCACGAACGCACCGCTCATGGTTTTCCAGGCGACCTGCTCACCATCGACGAGATACGGATCAGCATCCTCCAGCGTCGTGGCGCGATTGGCCATACGCTCCCACTGGGTGCGCGACTTGAGGTCGTTGTGGAACCAGTTTCCGGCGACCAGGCATCCAGCCTCCGAGCGGCGGTCACGCTCAACCTTGATTTCACCCCATGTCTGTGCCCTAAGCTCTAACAAAGTTGCCTCCGGCTTCAGCACAACAACAACACGGCCATTAATAACATCTAGTGTGTCGCCAGGCTTTCTAGCCATAGCGGCTTCATAATCTTCAAACGGAACTTCGATAATATCGTCAGGAAGGCTTGGATAATTTTCAGTCAGCGGATAAAAACAACCAGTTTGTTTGCTGAAGCGAGTATTCATTTCGTCATCCTAGTTATTTACCGAAGGCGACCCAGTCGAACGTGGCGTCAGAATTGGCATTGGTGTTGGCTTGATAAACATAAGCTGGGAACCCTGTCAAAATAAAGGCTCCTGTACTAACCAACTTATTGACGTTGGCGGCATTAACTGACGCGATCACCGCATAGCACTGGGTCGGGAAAGCAATCGGGAACGATACCGACGCCCCACCACCAGATGTGGTTGCTGACCCCCACTGAATAATCAATCCATTAGGTAGCTTTTGGTATCCGTTACCAGACAACGATGACGTAAACTGAGCAAACGTTGCCGGGTTTTGAATAACCCACTTATCTAGCGTTGTGTCGTACTTCAGTTCAATCCAATGCCCAACCCCTGCAATATCACCAGCTACAAGCGGCAGGTTGTTTCCTTTAACGATCGTCTTGGCTCCGATTAATCCATCCGCCGGCGTGAAGGTCGGCGTTGTTGAGGTATTGGCAGCGCTAGCTCTCACATGGAGCGTCATTCCATTGGTGAGCGCGGCGATCGAAGGGCTGAAGGCGGCCGTGATGGCGTTTGCGGTGCCAGCAGCGGCGGCCGACGAGGCGGCCAACCTCTGGGTGGCCATCCGCACCGCCGAGGTGACCTGAGTCAGATCAGCCTCATCCGGCGTTAATCCGACATCAGAGATCAACGCCACCAGTTCACGCATCGGATCTTCGATCGCCGCGGCCGGGACCGGACTTCCTTCAACACCGGTCGACGGATTTCCATCGACGTACGGATCGTTGTCGGCACCGCCGACGGGGGGGACGTATTTCATTTACGCTCCTTCATAGGACACGATGAGGTTGGTGTGGGCCTGCTTGAGGCGCTTCAATCGGCACTCCAGGTCTTCGGCACGGGTGATCTTGCCAAGCAGATCGCCGCACTGACTGGCACCGGTGCGGAACGCGGTATAGCGTGCGCCAATCACCCGCACGCGCCAGGTATGGCGGACCGAATGCCCGCCGAGCAGCCGATCGCCGCAACGACTAAGGCCGGCGATGAACGGGCGGAACTCGTCGATATCGACCGTATAACCGAGTTTTGCAGCGAAGGCGATGAACCAGGCGCGGCTGGAACCGCCTTGCCGCGTCAGGACGGAGACCACTTCACTCCGCCGCTCCGCCAATGTCGTTGCCAGTTCGGTGCTGCAGGCGTCCGGCAGGCCGGCGATGAGCTCCCAGTCGGAGAGCAATTCAAGCGAGGCGGCCGGGAGCGATTCTCGAAATAACTGGTCGGCCCGGGCATCGATGCGCGCCAATTCATCAGCGACGGCCGTGAGCAGACGGGTGAGGGTGGTGTTAGCCTGGCGAGGCCAGGCATCACCGGGTGGTAATAGGGCCTGCAGCTGTGCCAGGTAGGACGCGGCGGTCATGACCACGTGATGCTTCCGAACGTGGCCATCTGGCCAACGGTCAGCGTGACATCCGCCACCGGCGCGATCAACTGGTGATCCGTCTCGCCGGCCGCCAGGGAGATGGCTTCACGGATGTGCGACACAAGAATCTTTCCTTCTCCGTAACCCCCCTCCGGTTCAGCCTCGCGCAGCAGCAGATCGCGCAGGCTGGCTTCCACCGCCGCTTTGACGGTCGCGGTCGCCGGCACCAGCTGGATCTCGAAGGCCACCGGTACCGCCAGCGGCGCGACGACAAACAGTTCAGCCGCGACCGGGCGTCGCTCGTCGATGTACGCCTGAACCACGGCGATTTCCGCCTCATCGGGGATCAGGCTGGCGTCGTCATCGCGAACCACACGGACGGTGACCGTGCCGTCGCCCTGTTCGCCGGGATAACACCAGGCGCGCGTGATGCCCGGGACTTCCTTTGCCCAGGCTACGTAATCCGCCTTGGCACCGCCCATCGGCGGTTCCTTGATGCGCTCCAGCAGGCGTGCGCGCAGGCTGTCGTCGTCCTCGATGTCGGCGCCGCCCGTCAAAGCATCCGCTGTGACGGTAGCCGACGCGTTAACACCAGCGATCGGCGTGTCCAGCGTTAACGCGCTGGCCGCGTCTGCGTTTCCGTCCTGGCCAACCTCCTCGGCCACCAGCGTCACCACGGCCGATCCGCCAGCGATCGTCGCCTCACTCTCCACGGCATACGCCGTGCCGTCCGTACGCTTGAACACCGTCCCGGCGGGGATCACCGCGCCATCGGTGCCGGTGACCGTCGCCTGGCCCGAGGCATACGCTGCGGGAACGCGGCCACTGGCCAGCCAGATCGCCGCGTGCCGCTCCAAGAATTCCGCGTCGGCTGTGTCGGGCAGGATCTGCCTGGCCAGCCAGTCGAGATAGCCGTACAGGCCATGCGTTGCGCCGGCATGTACCCGCGCCAGCACGTTGAGATTCGACCGGCGAAGACGGGCATCCGCCCCCGGCAGGCGGCTTTCGAGATCGGCGACGGCGCGCTCGATCAGGGTCGGAAGATCGGGACGATTGAAAGGCATGTCACATCGCGTTCCACAAGGTTTCAAAGCGGATCGGGGTGAGCGTCCCATCCGGCCGGGTGATGCGAACGATCATTCCCATGACTTCATCACGGGGAATAAAGGTCTCGACCTCGACGGCCTTGGCCGCGCCATCCTCCACCAACCAGGCCAGCGCTTCCTCGGCGTATTCCCGGGCGTCGTTCAGCGCCTGCTGCAACTGCTTAGCGGCACGCAACAGCCACAAGCGGCTGCCAAAACGGTCATCCTCAACCGATGGCCAAGCATCGGCCCACCAGCCGCGGCGGTCGGTCTGGCCGAGCGGCAGCACGTCATCATCCTTGGCGCGGGCATCCGAGAACAGGGAGAGGATAACCGCCGTCTCCAGGCCATCATCCGACGCGAGCAGCGCGTTCTCCAGCGCCAGATCAATGCCGTGTTCCAGGTCGATGAAGACCGTGCGCAAGTCGGTCATTCGCTGATCCTCATGGCCGCGCTGCCGGTCGCCGCATGGCCACAGCTGGCCAGATGGCCTTCGCGACAAACCGGAATGCCGTTGATGCGCACAAACGAACTGCCCTGGGCCATGACCGGGGCCGCGTGCGGCACGTCGCCATGACCCGCCACCGGATCGCCCAGGACCGACCACAGCGCGCCCTCGACGCGCACGAAATCCTGTAGCGCACCGATGATGACGCCGCCGGCGGTGTCGATGCCAATACGCGAGATTCCGTGCATATCAGGCCGCCTTTACCAGGTCGAACGCCGGTGCGGTGATTGTGATCCCCTCCGGCGTCAGGACGATCTTCGAGGCGCCCGCGACGATCTCGATCTCGCGGCCGTTCTTGAAATGGATGCGGTGCCCCGCGCTCGCCGTGTCCTCGTCGGTATAAACCACCGCCTCCCCCGCGGCGAGATCCGGACGGGCCGACCCGCGATCGGCAACAGCCACCATCACGCCGTGATCACGATCGCCGCCCACCGAGAAATACACCCCCTCCGGCTTGAGCCGCGGGCGCGAGAAAAACCCGTGCTGATGCAGCAGTTCGATCCCTTCGCGGACCTCCCCGTCGAGCAGCTTCACCTGCACCGCCGGTATCTTCCCGGCGTCGCTGATCGCCGTCACCACGGCCCGGGCGACCATCAGGCGTACGCGCCTGTTGAGCGGGGCGATCATGCGGGAGAGGGCCGTCCGGACGTCCATCAGAGAAAACTCCAGTCTTTCACCTTCTCACGCTTCTCGCGCTGTTCCTTCGTGCGCAGCTTGCCGAACAGCTTCGACTGGGCCACGCCCTCGAGGAGCTGGAAGGATTCCGGCCGGGCGATCGCCAGCTCGGTCAGCGTGCCCTGGCGGTCATCGAGCGAATACACGCAGCCGACGATCAGCAGCTCGGCGGGGTTCGGCAACCAGAGCAGCGGCGACGTCACCGGTACCAACAGGTTCGGTTGCCACAACGCCCCATCGGGACGCTTCCAGCCCTGCACGGTGATCGAGCCGCGCACGCTGCGGCCGCGTCGGACATTGCGTTCCCACTCGGCGCGATCGCGCAACGAGGCGTTCTCGCCGTGACTCTCGGCCAGCACGATCAATGGGCGATGGCGGGTGATGATGTCGTCTTTCACCGCAGCCGATGGCGATGCGTGTTCCGTTTCGCCGTCGGCCCCCAGGCGGCCGTAGCCCTTGGCGGTGTAGGTGGAATAACGCTCCTTCCAGGAGAATTCCGCGCGGGCCGCCTTGATGTTTTTCCCCTCGACCAGGGAGACCCCGGCGAGATCCTTGCCGGCGCGGGTGATCACCAGATCACCGGACGGATTGCTGGTCAGCAGCAGCGCGCGCATGCGGGCCGCGCGTTCCAGACAGTCGAAGACGCTTTCGCCCTCTTGAATGTTCCAGGAAGAAAACGCCTTGCCGGTGTCCGCCTCGACCACCACGCTGATGCCGTACTCCTTCAGCAGGTCGGTCGCCAGTTGGTCGATCTTCACGTTGTGCCACTGCCCGCTCTTGTGGATGGCGGAGCAATCGACCAGGTCGGCAGTCTTGTCGCGGCCCGAGACGCGGATCGTGTGCTTCTCGGCGTCGTAGTCCGGCGAGACGACATCCACCCAGCCGGTGATCACCACCTCGCCATCGAGAAACACCTGGCAAAACTGCCCGGGGCGGATCGGCGTGGTATGCGGCTTACCCGGCCAGCGTTCGGTGATCTCCAGCTCGAAGGTGCCGGCCATCTGCTCGATCGAGCGTGACACACGAACGGACTTCCAGCCGCCGTAATAGACGCCGTTGATCTTGAGTTCGGTAATGCCGGAGGTGGAGGTCGAGGCCATGCGTGGAGGTTAGCGGGAACCTCCACGGGCTTCGACTAAAGGGCTTTAATACTCACACAGTGAGGATTTCCAGCGCCGTGCCGCCCGGCACAAACCCCGGATGCCGGATCAGCCGGCCGTTGCGAGCGATCAGCTCATCAGCCCGGGTCGCGTCGCCGTGGATGGCGTAGGCAGCCACGAGCGCCGGGACGGTGGCCGGCAGTTTAACGGACGTAACGCGCGGGGCATTGATCGAGCGGGCGGTCAGGTCGCGCACCAGGGCGACACGCAACGCGGTCAGCGCCTGATAAACCTCCTCGGACACCGCTTGCGGATCCGCGGCCGTCGGTACGATGCCGGCCGCTTCGTCGTCGAGGCGGGCGGCCAGGTCGTCGCGCATGGCCACGGCTTGATCGTAGGATGAAAACTCGGCGCGGCTGGCCACGCGGGCGCCTTCGATCAGGGCGGCGCGACGGGTCAGGCCCGCTTGCGCCGCCCGGTTGGCGGACTGGCGCCGACGGGACGGGGTCGTTGCGGCGATCGTCGGATACTCCCCGCCATAAGAAAAGAGGCTGCGGTAGGAGAGCAGCGCGGTGGCCGGGCTCTGCGCCAGCGCCTTGAGCGAGGCGATCAACCCGAGCACGCCCTGCGCATAGGCCGCCGGGGCGCGGATCAGACTAGACAAGCTGCCCACCACGCCGCTGACGGCCGCCGTGTAGTCGGAAAGGATCGAGATATCCGGAACGAGGTTCTTGCGGGCCGCCTCGAGGGCCGCCATTGCATCCTTGGCTACATCGAGGGCGCTGGTCTCGACAAAGTCAGCCACATCATCAAGAGAGTACGCGACGGCGAAGTCACCGGCGATCGCGGTGTTCGCCGCATCGGCCGCACTTTCCACAGCGTCCTGCGTATCCTCGCGCGCCGACGGCTCGGCGTTCTCGCCGGCCTCGACAAAATCCAGGGAAAAACGCGCCAGGCCGCCTTCTTCCGGCGACTCGGAGATCCGCGCCGGGCTGACCAGCGTGACGGTGCGCCGACCGTAATACGGATGCACCAGCACGCCGGCACCGGGTTGTTTGAGCGCGGCGATCAGCGCGTCGCGGCCCGGCATGTAGTCCGGACCGATGATGATCGCTTCAATGGAGAACTGGTCTGCCTTAAGACCCAGATCCTCCGGATAAGCGTCGTCGCGTTGCGGGTATTCATGCAGCGCCACCCGCCGGCCGACCTGCGTCTGGTTGGATTTGACGCTGAACGGTACGCCACGGAACGAGGCGGGGCGCAGGCTGCGGCGCCAGGGGGCGATGTATTTGCTCATCGAGACATCAATCCATCATCGTGAGGCCGGCGTCGACGTTGATCGGAATACGCGGATTGACCGTGACTCCGGAAACGGACGACAACCGTCCGTCCTGATCGACCCGTACGCGGATTTCGCCACCCACTTCCGCCTGGCGGAGTTTTTCGGTGAGTTCGATGGCGCGGCGCGCTTCCTCGTTGCCGAAAACCGCGAGCACCCGGGCGATCGAGCCGCCGATAACATCCGTACCCCATCCCTCGAAACGCGTTCCCTTCGCCAGTTTTTCTCCAGCCCAGTTAATCCCCGTTCCCACCCCGTAACCCACAGCGCCGGCCGCCGTCACGCCCGCTGCGGCTGTCCCCAATCCTGCAGCCGTCGTGCCCCAAGCAGACAACGGCAGTCCACCCGCCAACACCGCCAGCGTTTTCGCGCGACCAGCGACCTTGCCGGCGTTTGCCGCGACACCACCGGCCCCAGCCGCTCCAGCGAGGTCGGCCAGCCCGCCGCCCATTGTTGCTGGCCAATTGACCACAAAAACCGGCGTGACGCCGGCGGCCGCTTCCAGCGCCTTGCCTTCGGCAACCCCGGCTGCCGTGCCGCCAAGGCGCTTGGCCAAGGCACCGACAGCCTTGCCGCCGTAGCGCGCCGCGCCGAAGAGGCCGAGCGCGCCGGCAGCGCCGCCCAACAGGATGTCGCCGCCATCGAGGCCGAGGCCGCCGTTTTCCTTCTTGTCGAGTCCCCACTTGATGACGTTCTGCAGCGTGTCGTTGATCGGCTTAGCGAAGCCATCGGCGGCACTGCGCAACTCGTTTTTCAGTCGCCCCGTCTGGTCGACGGCGTTGGCGATCGCAGCGGGCAGGTCTTTGGCGATACTCCCGCCGGCGCCGCGAATTTCGGTCGTGAACTCGCCGATCTTGTCGAGATTGTTCCCGGTCAACAAGGTTCTGACGCCCTTGATGGTGTCCAGGTCCGCCTTGCTGAACGCCTGCTGGACAAAAAGGGCGCGCTCCTTGTCGGTCTTCAGCTTGTCGTATTGCGTCTTGATGTCGCGCAGAATGGCCACACCGTCACGGCGCTCACCCTTGGCGTCAAAGAAACGGACTCTGGTCGCCTTGGCCGCCTCGCGCATGTAGTTGAGGTTGGTGAAGAGGCGCAAGGTGCTGTCAGCCAGCGTCGCGAGCCGTTCCGGCTGGCGCTCGATCCGGGACAAGGCTTCAATGAAGGCCAACGTCTGATCAAACCCCATCCCGGCCGACGCGGCATTAACGCCGACGCGGGCGAAGATGTCGGAGAGGTTCTCCAGCTCGGCATTCCCCAGCCGCCCGGCGACGGTCATCTTGTCGAGCAGGGTCAACGCCTGGTTGGGTTTGGCCAGGTCGAACTGGAAAGCGGTTGCAGCGACCGTAAGGCCCGCCGTCAAACGGTCGGCAGAGGCGCCGGTAACGGCCATTGCCTTGTTGGTCGCATCGATCACCGGCAGGGCTTCGCGGAAATTCAACCCTGCCTGCACCGCGTTATTGAAGCCGGTCTGCAAGTCGTCGACGTTCTGCCCGGTTTCGCCGGCCATGCGAAACAGTTCCTGACGCAGTTTCTCGACCTCCGATCGCGACATCCCGGCCGTCTGGCCGATCTGGGTCAATCCCTTGTCCATGCGCGCCGATTGCGCCAGGGTGGCGACGGTGCCGACACTGACGCCGAGGGTGGCGAGTTGCCCCTGCAGGCTGGACAAGGCGCTCTTCAGCGATTCGAACTCACGCTTGACTCCCCCGACGAAGCGGCGCGTTCGCCCCTCGGCCTGCGTCAGACCGGAGACGAACCGGGCCGAGTCGGCGTAGAGGCGCAGGGCGAGAGATAGATCGCGGTTGCTCATGGATCAGTCTTGGCGGTGACGATGACGTTGATGTAGTGATTGAATTCGGCCGGAGGCAGGGCGAGGATTTCGGCCCGGCTCCAGCCGGTCTTCATGGCAAGCAGGAGCACCTGGTTCAGGAGGCCGCTTCGCTTGCCGGTTCGCCTTCCCCCATGTCGTCGACCTCCGACTGGGCCGCGCGAAGAATCCGCCAGTCCACCGGCTTCAGACGGCGGATCATGTTCAAGGTGAACGGCCCTTCATAAGAGCCAACGCGCACGAGTTGACGCACCATCAACTGCGCATTGAAGTTCAGCGGCTTGGTGACGTCGGCTTCGTTCTCGGCATCGAGCAGGTCATCGACCGTGGCTTCGCGCAATTCGAACGTCTTGTGCTGGATCCCTTCGATCGTCATGCCGTGCCGGAGGGGGCCGGTGACACGGCCGTCCTTGCAGACAAAACCTAACGGATGGAGTTTTCCTGACACGTCAGACCTCCTCGCAGGACATGGCTTCGAAGCGCACTGCGATATCGCCCTTGTCCATTTCCAGCGCCTTGGCGCACCAGGCGTTGCGCAGCACGAAGCTCTTTTTGGTGTCGGTGTCGAACAGCACCGGCACGTCAGTCATTTCTGCCAGTTCCTGCAACGAGGTGTTGGTGTCGTGCGCGATGGTGCATTCGACATACGGCACCGTTGGCTTTTCCGTATAACCTAGCACCCCCGCGTCGCCCATGTTAGCGGTGCGCTCCATGTTGCCGAAGCCCAGCTTGGCGCCTTCCTTTGTCGCCAGGCGTTTGCCGGCGACGGTGACAAAGGCGCGTCCCGTGTTGTGTCCCATGTTTTACCTCACAGAATGAATTGAACGGCAGCGGCGAAGACGTCGAACTGATTGACCACGTTCGGCGGCAGCACGGCATTGACGCGGCACTCGTCGGCTTCGGAGCGCAGCACCTGGATGTTTTCCTTGAAGCCGTCCAGATCCTCCAGCAGGCCGACGTATTCGAGCTGGGCCGCGGCGGCGATCAGCGTGTTCTTGATCAGCCGCGGCGTGGCGATCTTCTGCCCCGGGGCGATGCGTTCCAGGACGTCGTCGCCGGCCAGCTTGTGCGCCGGGTAGTCGCGCGCCACGGCGAACCGGAAGACGTAGCGCATGTAGTCGACCGTCCACTTGGTATTCAGCTTCAAGAGACTGCGGTCGTCCATGCCGAAGCTGTTGGTCTGGTACGTCGTCACCACCTGCTCCACGATCGCTGCGCCGGACTCATCGAAGATGATCGTCGAGATTCCGTCGTGCAGTACCAGGTTGCGTTCGGTCATCGTCAGCCGGTCGGCCTCGGCGGGCGCCAGGACGTCCGGCAGCGCGATGCCGCGGAACGGCACGGCCGGATCGTTGCTGCCGCGGAACTCGACCCCGGCAGCGGCCTGCGCGGCGATCACCCAGGGCAACGACGGCGACTTGTTGAGGCCGAACACCGTGCTGTGCGGGCTGTTGCGCGCGGAACCGTAGGTCGACAAACCCGCCGCGGTACGGGCGGTGAAGGCGAACACGTGCCCGGCACGCATGTCCATGCCGCCCCAGCGGCTCTGCAACTCGGTTTCCATCGCCGTCATGTTGGCCGCATCCGACCAGGGCATGACGATGCTGTAGTACGCCCCGGTGCTCATCGCCGCGATTGCGGTCAACACATCCGGGTTCCCGGTGCCGACGACGCCGGCGGCGATCGCCGCGGTGATACCGGCGGGCATCGTCTCTCCGCTGTAGTAGTTCCAGCGCACATCGATGCCGGCCGTTTCGGCGCCCTTGTGGCGTGCCGTCAGGGTCACCACCCCGACCGCCGAGGTGGCAGTGACCGGCAGATCGAGATCCGCATTGACCGCGGCGGCGATCGCCGTGGCAATCTCGGTCGGCGTCTGGCCGATGGTGATGCCGATGGCGAGGCGCTTGCCGCCAACGTACAGATAGGGCGTGCCGGCCTCGGTCGGCGAACCGGTCACCGTGATGGTAAAGGTCGAGGCCGTGCCGGCCCCCAGATCGTCAAGCGCCAGCGCCCACATCTCGGTGTAGGGATTGACCTTGATCGCGGCGGTGATCATCTGCGCCAGCATCGAGCCGCGGCCGAAGAAATTAACGCCATCCTCCTTACGGGTAACGCGGGTCAGGATGCCGGCGGCGACACTGCCGGACGCCAGGCGCTGGCCGAGCAGCAGGATGCGCCGGGCCATACCGGGCAGGCCGCGCACGGCCTTGGTGTGGTCGATCTCGATGTACTGGCCGGGCACCCGCCAGTCGGTCGGGATGGTCAGGAAGGTAATGTTGTCGGGCATGGAAGGCTCCGGTAATCAGTGGGTGGCGGGGTCAGGCCTTGACGGTCTTCTTGGCGGGGGCGGGTTCCGGCACCGGCTCGGCATCGGTCGGCGATACCTGGCTGAGCGTCACGTCGCCATCACGCTCGCGGCGCAGCCAGTAGCTGGTGCGCTCCACCGCCTCACCGGCGGCCGCAAGTTGTTTGCCGTTTTCGTGGCGAACGAGGACGCCTGCTTTAGGCGTGGCGAATACTTTTCCCATACTTTTTTACTCCTGCAGGGTGAGTTGATCGGAGAGTTCAGGCGTCGACATGCTGTGATCCGGCGGCTCCTGCAGCCATTTGTCGTGTTCTGTCGACGCCTGGTGAGGATCGATGTCGTAGTCGGCGGCGAAGGTCTTGAAGTCGGCGAGGTCACCGTCCAGGAAGGCGGACAGGGAGACATCGGCGCTGGCCTGGATCTGCACCACGCCGACGTAGATACCCTTTTGATAGAGCGCCTCGCTGCTGACCAGGTCGCAGGCGACGGCATCGAAACCAACGGTCTGCGTCGGGCCGCCTTCGCCGTCGTTCCCGTAACTGACGGTGGCGCCATCGAGCAGGATCATCACCGCATCGAGCATCGGCTGCAGGCCAATGGCAACGCCGTCACCGTGGCGCGCCGCCTGCTGGCTGCGGCTGCTGCGGGCAACGCAGGCGACGCCGAACTTGGGCCGGGCGTAGCCGTGCTGGATCGGGAACGAGCCGAGCGCGACATAGACCGCCGGGGCATCGGTGGCGAAACGCCCGATCAGGCTGTCTCCTTCCAGGTCGGGCAACGAATCGACCTGCCGCAGGCGTTGGCCAAGCGCCGATGCCTTGACCAGGGCGACAAGACCGGTTTCGAGTTCAACGAGCATGAACAGCTCCACCGCTCGCGCCGCCGAGATGGCGGGTGATGATGTCCAGGATGTCAGAGCGATCGTCGTCGTTGACGCCCAGGTACGGGCGGGCCGGCATCTGGACGGCCTTGACGACGGCAAACCCCCCGTTGGGCAATGCGAACTTGAGCGCCCCCGCCGACTTGGCGCGTATCGTGCCGCCAAACTGGTGGATGGCCGCGTAGATGCGATTGACACCCCACTCGGCGAAGTCGCGCCCGGCGTTGGCGCTGAGCGATCCGGACAGGTGGCCATCCTTTGTCAAGGTCTTGCCGCCGGACAGTTGGGCGCGAAGACTGGGCTTCCAGCGCTGGCCGTCGGGTCCCCGCTGCAAGCGGAAGCGCAGACGCGTGGCGCTCTCGCCCAGGGCGGCGATGTCGCGCATGATCGGCGCGGCATTGCGGCCAAGGGCGATCAGGCGGCGAAGGGCGCCGTGGATCTCGGTGTCGTCGAAGGACGCGTGGATGTACATCAGATAAAGCCCTGGGAAGCCTTGCGCCCGAATGCCGTGGCGTCGGTCACCATTTCAACCGAGCCCCCGGAGGGCTGCGCCGCCGCGCCGAGATCGACGCCCAGCGACACGCGCCCGGCTGCAACCTCGCGGAAGAACGCCAACGCCGCGTCGTAGCGCTTCTGGATCACCTCGGTGACCTGGTCGTCGTAGATGTAATAGCGCGCCATGTCGCAGGCCAGCCGCTTGATCACCACCGGCGGACTAGCCAGAGGGACGGCCTGACGGCTGGACAGGTAACCGTCGATGGTGCTGTCGGCATCGGCCAGCGCTTGCGTCACCACGGCCAGCGCTGTGCTCGCGGCCGACTGCTCTGCCGCCGTGTAGGCCGAGAGATCTTCCGCCCCGGCCGCTGCCCGCAGCAAATCGGCCGAGACCAGCCGCGGGATGCTCCGATCCGCGCGCTGGGCGATCTCCTCCGCGTCGAAGCGGTTGAGCAGTTCGGCGACCGTGGCGTAGGACATGGCGTTACTCAGCCACCGGCAGCACGTTGAGCAGCGGTTCCATCATGAGCTGCTTGAGTTGCTCGTCGGAGAACTCATCGACGGACACCTTGACTTCCTCGGCCGGCCAGGCGCGGCCCCCGCGGCGGAAACCGGGAACCAGCGAGCGCACGACCAGATGCGTGACAACCAGGTTGTCGCCTTGCGCCGCGCCATCGTCCGTCGCCTTCTCTCCCCCCTCGGGGGAAGTCTCTGACGTTGCTACGGTCGGAGTTGCCGGAGGCGCGCTTTCCGTCTCGACGTGGGGAGCCGCTTGCGCGGCCCCCGTCGCCGACACTTCAGCGGGTTCCCCAGCGGTGGGCGCTGAAGTATTCGCGGGTTCGGTCGGGGTTGTGTCGGTCTTTGCTGCGGTTTTCTTGGAAGCCATGATCTCTCCTGGTGACTGAGGCAAATGCGGCAAACGCTGAATGAAGCCCCCTCCGGGGAAGGGGCTGGGGTTGAGCGTTCGCGTGGGGGATTAACCGGCGCCGGTGCTGCCCGCCGAGAGCTGCCAGAAACCATACAGGCCCGTTGCCCGCGCTTCGGCGCCGTACTTGAATTTCCGGCGGCTGAAGACGTCGTCGTTTTCCGAGCTGGTCTGCTGCACAAACACCGGGCGCTTGCGCATCTGCACCAGGAAAGGTTTGATCGACTGCTTCTTGGCGACATGCAGGAAGTACGCCGTGGCACTGGTCAGCCCCGGATTGACAACCACTTCCGCGGTGCCCTGGTACGGGTTGGGCGAGTTGTCCTGCAGCTTGTCCTTCTCGCAGATGATGCGGGCGACCGCTTCCAGGGCCGGCGGCACTTCCAGGGTGTCCGGCACCAGGCGCAGCGGCATGCCTTCCTCATCCTTGAAACTCATGATCGCCGTGCGCAGCGCACCGTAGCTGGCATTGACACCGGCCAGGTTGGCCGCCGAAAGCGCCGCGGTGATCTTGTTGCTGACGCTCGCCTCGCCCACCGGGTGGTCGGTATCGTAGAAGTACTGCCCGTCGATCCCGGTCTGGGTGAAGGCATTGTTCTTCAGGTCATCGACGATGATATCGTGCAGCTCGCCGGCCGACTCGCCGGCCATCATGGCCTGCGGCTGGTAGATACCGATCTTGTCGTCCTCGATGTCGTTGCGGTCGACCTCGATCGTGGTTTCCCAGTCCTCGTTGGCCTTGTAGTACTTCTTGGCCTCGATCGCCTTGACCACCTTATCGCCGATCCACTTGCGCATCTTCGGGAAACGCGAGAGCCAGGCGTATTCTTCACCCGCGCCGGAGGAGGGCACCTCCATCGCCGTCTTCTGCCAATTGCCTGGCACCGCCTTGAGAGCGTTGTTGAAGATCGTCTTCAGGCCGGTGAAGATCGACGACAGGTTGGCCGCGTTAACCAGCATCCCGCCGAGCAGGATCGACGGCAGTGCGTCCGGGTCGAGCAGCGCCAGGCCGACGGACGGCGACGCGGCGGGTTCGGCCGCAACGGCGGCGAGCGCGACGGCGGCAAGTGCCAGGCCGGCGATGAGGATTCGTTTGATCATGGTGGGTGTTCCTCCTGTGGATGAATGAAAAGGCTGGCAGGCTGGCTTACTCGATGTAAACCCAGACGCCGTCCGCCTCGACGCCGAGCACCTTGCCGGCGGCCGAGCGGGTGGCGCCGCCGTTGGTCTTGGCCACCGTTTGGTCGTCGACGATGTAGCAGGTCTTGCCGAGTTCGGCCTGGGTGACCAGGTCGGCGGCGGCGTTGGCGAACTTGAAGGCCTTGCCGCGGCGCACGCGCACCGTCTTGGCGCCGGCGGCGCCGGCCGAGTTATCGACGAACTCTTCGGCGCGCCCGAGCGCGGTGAGCGTGGTGGCCGTGCTGCCGGGTTCGGCGTAGCCGGTGGCGGCGGCGACCACCAGGGAGCCGGCGAAGATCTTCTTGGCGGCGCCGACGAGGACGGCGATCTCCTCGCCGTCTTTGAGGGGGGTGTTGCGGTCTTGAGTCAGAGCGGTCATTACGTTCTCCGGTAAGTCAGTAGATCACCCGGTCAGGCCGAGGCCGACAGGCTCTTGAGAAACTCGTCTTCCGGCAGACCGAGCTGCTTGCACACCGCCTGCTGCTCGGCGGAAAGCGACTTGCCGTCTCCTTCTGCCGCTCCCTTGCCACCGGTCTGGCCTTCGCCAGGGACGATGACCGGCGCCGCGGAGATATAGGTCTTGAGCGAGGCGAGATCCTTGCCGCCGAGCTCGCGTGCCCAGGCTTCCTGTGCCGGGAGCAGCTTGCCGGCCTTCAGGGCCTCGGTCACCACGGTGTCGAGTTCGCGGCCGCTGAGCTGAGTGCGCAGCGCGGCGACCTCGCCCTGTAGCGCAGTCATCGTCTCGACGGCGACAAACCGGGCCGGGTCGGGCGTGGCGGTTTTCAGGGCCGCGACCTGGGATTCCAGGGGTGCCACCAGATCCGCGCGGGTTTTCAGGGCGGTGACGGCCGCCAGGGCGTCCGCTTCCGTGGTGGTTTCTGCCAGGCCAATGGCGGTCAGCAGCTTCTGCAGCAGATTCATCTGAATCTCCTTTTCAGGGGGTTGATCGAAGAAACGGGCGGCGTACGCCGACATCACGGCAAGCTCCGCCATGCCGTCGAGCGCGGGAACGTTGGTCAGCGCCGCGTGCTTCATCTGCAGCACGGCGCCGGTCTGCGGGTCGTAGGAGAAGACCGGGGAGAGGTAGAGGTACTCCTTGGCCTCGATCATGGCGCGGGCCTTGTCGGTCCATTCCACGTCCGTGGCGTAGAGGCCGTCGCCATCGCGCCATTCGAGCGTCTTGAACCAGCCGGCGGCCGGCGCGGGGAGGCCATTCTTTTCCGAGAGCAAGGTCTGGTGTTCGTAATCGATGACGAACGGGGTCTGGCGTGCTGCGGCCTGGGCGATAACCGCTCTGGCGATCGCGGCGTCAATCTGCCATCCGTCCGGAGTGAACGGACGGCCGTCGCGGGCGGCGAAGCGCCCGGCAGGCAGCAACTGGATTTCGGCCACCGACTTGACCGTGACGGTCAGCGCGGCGATGCGGGGAGAGGTGAGCGGCTTAGGCATGGAGCCAGCTTAGGCAGCTGGCCATGCGGGATCACCTAAAGAGTTTTAAAACCAGAATAAGGCCATTAAGCAGGAAACAATGGCGCTGCACGGCATGTCAAGGGGAGGGTTGAACATGAACACCGACAATCGTCGCCGTCGTTATTGCTCCGCGCAGTTCGGTGGCATTCACACTCATGTAAACCTTGGATCTGTTCCACTCCGCTTCCTGCAGGATTCCGAGTTGCTCATTATTAAGACTGTTGTCCTGGAGCGTGGCGATGAACTCCTGCGTCGTGTTGAGATTCCGCAGCTTGAGCCGCACTTCGCAATCCTTTTGCCAATGTGTTTCAAGAATAACGTAATCCCCGTTCAGCTGAACTTCGCGAGACTCGCTTCGTTTTGTCGAAGCCACGATTCTTGCGGATTCGCGGTCAAGCCTGACCGAGTTGACCGTAAGGCTATTGGCATCTCCTGTTCCTCGCACAATCTCCCGTCGGGCATCATCAAAATCCTCCGTCGTGTTGCGCAGCACCGGGCTCGCGGCGATCGCCTGACGGAACACTTCCATTCTACGAGTCTCTTCTTGCGTGAAGGCAATTGCCCGGTTCGCCTCTTCGGTCAAATGCTTCTCTTCGGTGCGGTGCTTGAGAAATGCCTTGTAAGCGTAGACGCTGCCGCCGGTGATCGCCAACCCAAGCACCAATATTATGAGTTGCATAGGCTCCATTTTCCCCACCATCTCCAGCCCGATCTTTTGGGCGAAATCCCCAAGGTTGATGGTGATCAGCGAACTCCCCTGATCCACCTTGGCTTTAAACTGAATGCTCTGCCGCTCTTCAGCAGTCAGCTTGCGCGCGCTCGTGGAATGATGAACAGCCCTCGCGTAAGCTCGATTTATCGCCGACTGCAGCTCAACGAGGCCCGCGGCCATGTCGGGCGTGATCGTACTATCATACCCCGGCCCTTCCAATCGAATTTCGACAACAGGCCAGTTGTCGAATTTGACGAACTGATGTTCAGCGCCGATCGTGTTTTCCAATGCCCGCCTGAGCGTTTCAAACGCGTCTTGTTCATTGCTGATCACTATTTCTTCGCCAGCCACAGCACTCTCCTTGAAGTATCAATAAAAACCGCCGCAAATCAGGGTTTATAAACGTTCATAAACAACCGAACCGCACAACCGCACCCACTCGTGCCTCTCCGCACACTGCTGACGCCCTGTGCGGCGTTCCCGTACCGACATCGGAGCACCACACCCCCGGTGCAGGGGCAAGCCCCTACACCCCCTTCGGGGGCAGATTCAGGCATCCGCCTGGCCGGGTGCATGCCCCGCTTTTTTCCAGCCGGCGACCAGGTGATAAACCACATCAAGGTCGGCGTCTGAAATGTCTCTCATGGACTCGGTGCCAAAACGTTCAAGCAGGCGAGCGCGCAGAACTTGCTCAGCGGCGAGCTGCTTGACGTTGGTGAAGATGTAGCTGAACTTGCGATTGCGCCAATTGGCGTCTTTGGCCGGAGCCGACTTGGCGGAGGAGAGGCGGCCGATCCATTCACGCAGGAATTTTTCGGCCTTCGGGTAATCGGCATCGAGAATCAGGCGGTAGCTGGTGGTCTTGCAGCGGGCCGTCAACGCATTCCAGACGGCGGCATACCCTTTGGGCGCTCTCTTCACCAGCTTCTCAAGTCTGACGATCTCCGTCACCAATGACTTAAGAGTCGCCGCTTTTTTTTGATCGATGTGCTCGGGGCCGGGCTGGATGACGATCTTGACTCTGGTTTTTTGAATCACTCCGGCCTGAATGATGACAGGGCCGTAGTTATGAATATCCCCGCCAGCCAACTGTCCGGTGACATCTCCTTCGACTTCGATTCTCTCCAACTCTTATTCTCCCTTGTTGTTTCGTCATGAAGGCGATGCGTAATACCTCGCAAGAAACGGCGCGGCACGTTGAGCGATCTGGTTGGGCTGTACCATGTGGCGAGAAGCAAAAGGAAGTGCGCCGATTAAGCACATCACGAAAAAATTCGTCAGCAACTCCACGTTTGCGAATGACACTGGCCGCGATCGAGCCACGCCGACCAAACCAAAAACAAAACAGAAAATACTGAAAAGCATTACGAATCTTCCGTACCACAGGTCACTGCGCGATACGTTGGCTATGAGCGTGAGGCTATCTACATTCCAGCGCAGCGCACTGGCGCGCCAGGCGATCGCAAGTTCCTTATAGTTGAACGCCCCACAGTCGAGCAGGTACTGCAGTGCTTTCCTCGCGCCTGACGAACACATGATTCCTGTGTTTTTCTCAAAACGGCGCTGTTGTTCGGCTTCGTCACGCTCAAACGGGCAAGACTCTTGACCGGGGCAAAACTGGTTGATGAACATGTTGTTCGCAACAGGTCCAGTTACATCCCTGCGCACGTTGATCTTCGTCATTTCTTGATCTTGTTCTTGCTTCCGATGTTGATGGGACCGTTCTGCACCAGGCCGCCTTCCACAACCTGGCCCTGGACTTTTCCGCCAATGTGAATCTTTGAGGATCCAGCTTCTCCGCCGAGAAGCACCCGCAGGGCAGCATCTTTCAACGCTTGCGGGCTGTTGCGATAGCGATCGAGCAGCAACTGCTCTTCGGCCGACAGCGCCAGCGGCGGCGGGGCATCGCGGTCACCCATAACGATGTAGAAAACATCGGCTCCAGCCGCCCCGATTAACGCCAACTGCATCGCGGTTGGCGACGTATTCCCCGATTCCCACTCCGCGTAGGGACGCCGCGTAACTCCCGCCACGGCAGCGAAATTCTCCTGGCTGTAACCCAGTCGCTTCCGCTCATTCTTCAGTCGGTCTCCAATTGTGCTCATAACAACCCAAAAATAAGGAGTTGACATGTGCTGATAACAGCACAATAATCCACCACATCACATAACGCTTTACCGCTACACACCACGCAAAGAGGCCAAAACATGAAGACCCCTCTACCTCGCTTTCAATCACCCGAAGCCTGCGCCGCCTGGCTGCGCGCCAACGGCGTCAATGTCTCCCAACTTGCCCGCGACAACGGTCTGCCACGCCTAGTCCTCGTCGACCTCTTGCGCGGCAAGCGCAAAGGCCATCGTGGTCAGGCGCATCGCGCCGCCGTTCTGCTCGGCCTGAAAGACGACCCTTCAAAACTCCAACTCGCCGCCTGAGGCCCGCCATGCCATTTCCCAAAACGCTTCCCGTCAAACACGCCACCAGGTACTGCGAGCCGCTGGTTTGCTTCACAAACCTGCCCGGCTACGACGCTGAATTGACGCCTACGCAGATTCGCAAACTGGCGGCGGCCATGCTGCAAGCCGCGGACGACTGCGAAACACTGTTCAAACAGACACGCCAGTACGGCCCGGTGCGCCGCGAGTATCCGCTTGAGCAATCCACCTCTACGGCCAGATCATGAGCATCACTGATGACCTGGATCGTCCGGTCTGGCCGACGCCACCAGAACTTCTCGTTCCGCCCGCACTTCGTCGAGCCAGTCCGCCATGCCAGCCAGCCGCTTGCGCGCAATGCGCAGGTATTCCACCTGGTTGTCCATTCGCGCCGGACCGCGCAGCCGATTACAAAAAAGCGGACCGTCAAGCACACCGGTCAATTCCAGTTCCTCTGCCAGGCGCAGGACGAATTTTGATACCGCTTCAATCCGGCCAGCCAGCTCCATGTTGTCCATTTCAATGCCTCCCGAATTCTACGCCCTGAATTCTAGGAGCCGCAAAGCGTTTGCATAGGGCGAAAACAGGTTTTTGTTTAGAACGTCGCAAAAAGGAGCCATCCAGAAATGAAGCGAAATTGGAAGAAGGTCCGCCCCACCTCGCTGTTGCAGGCGATGGAGCTGTGCGCTGACCACGCCCGCGAGACGAAGAACCGCAGCGTCGAGCGCATCGCCGAGCATATGGGCGAGAAGACACACCACACAATCTACAAGTACCTGGAGGGCGGCAGCCTGCCGCTGATCAAGCTGCGTAATTTCGAGGAGGTGTGCGGCGCCAACTTCGTCACGCGCTGGCTGGCGATGTCAGCCGGGCTGCTGGTGATCGATATCCCGACCGGTCGCTCGGGCGACAGCCATGACGTGATGGCGCTGCAGGAAACGCTCAACGACGCCGTCGGCGCGCTGCTGGCCTTCTACTCGGGCAAGGCGCCGGCCGAGGACGTGCTGGCGCGAATCACGGCCGGCATGGAGGGATTGGCATTCCACCGCGAGAACGTCAGGAAGCACGATCAGCCGGAGCTTGATCTGCAATGAGCGATGACAAAAAGAACCTGGGTAACGCCCAGCTGCGCCTGCTCAAGGTGATCGAGGCGCTGTCCGGCCACGAGGTGTTCGGCATCCGCCTCAAGGAGATCGCGACGGCCGTCAAGGCCAGCGATCCGACCGTGTTGCGCGACCTGCAGACACTTGCGGCCGGCGGCTGGGCCTTCCAGGACGAGAGCGGCCGCTGGCGGCTGCATACCAAGCTGGTGCAGATCGCCACCCACTTCATGCACGGCATCGATTCCGCCCGCCGTGCCACCGACGAAATTTACCAACGCTATACGAGGACGCCGAAATGACCACCCGAGGGAGAAAAGCAAGCACCGAGACGTTTGAGGAGAAACCCGCCATCGACCACGAAGAGGTGCAGCTCGGCACGATGGCGCTGACGATTCAGGCGGAACAACAGCGGGCCGTGCAGGAAAACGCCGTGGCGCTGGCGGAACAACTGGGCTACGAGGGGGCGCTGACGGTCCCCGGCCTCGAGGAGGAAATCCGTTTCTACCAGCGGCGCAGCGTGGAGGCGGTGCTGGAAACAGGAAAGCGGTTGCTGTTGCTGAAAGAGATTAGCGGCCACGGCGAATTCATGTCCAGCCTCGAGCGTCTCGGCGTCGGTCAAAGCTTGGCCAATAAGCTCATGGCGGCAACGATGAAATTCTCAAATTCGGAGTCGACTACGATTTTGAGCCTGCCGAATATCAATCAAGGAAAGCTTCTCGAACTCCTCGTCCTCGACGAAGGCGAGATCGAAGCCCTTGATCAGGGTGACACCGTACGCGGCGTCAAACTCGACGACATCGACTGCATGAGCGTCTCCGAGCTGCGCCGTGCCCTGCGCACGGCCAGTACCGAACACGCCGCCGAACTGGCCGACAAAGACCGTGTCATCGCGCAGAAGACCAACAAGATCGAGGAGTTGGTCGAGGACAAGAATCGCCGCGAACGCATGACCGACGCGGAGAAATTCGCAGAGATGGAGCGGCTGCTTACCGAGGCCACGCTCGTTTCCATCGGCGACATGCAGGTGATCCGCCGGCACATCCAGGACATCCGCTCCGAGGACAAGACGCCGCACGGGGTCTACATGGCCTGCGCCAACGCGCTACAGCGCGTGGTCAGCGAGGCGATGGGCATTGCGGCCGACTGGGGCATCGAACTGACGCTGGCGGCCGAACTGGACGACGACGAGGCCTTTGACGACCCGAACGCCGACGAGGAGTTTGACGACGACCCGAGCGCGCAGGCTGTGTGATGGAGGGCGTCATGGCTTTGACTCCGGAACGCATCCTGCTGCTCAAGTCGGCGGCGGACGCCCTGGCGGCCGCACCGCACGGGACGAAGGGAGCCGCTGCGCTCGCGCAAGCTCAGCGGCTTGGCTGCGACATGAAAACCCTGTACCGGCAACTCGATGAAGCGGGGCTGTCCAGCCAGCGCAAGCGGCGCTCTGACGCGGGGCGCCTGTCGATCGGGCGGGACGAGGCGATGAAGCTGATGGCGCTCAAGACCTCTGCGCAGCGCGCCAACGGCAAGGACAACCTGGCGATCGGCAACGCGGCGAGCCTGGCGCGCGCCAACGGTCTGGCGGCCCTGGGGCGGCTGAACAAGGAAACCGGCGAGGTGGTGCCCGTCTGCGACGACACCATTGCTCGCGCGCTGCGCCACTATCAACTCGACCTGAAGACCCTGCGCAAGCCGACGCCGCACCGCGGCGCGAAGAGCTTGCACCCGAACCACGTCTGGCAGATCGATGCCTCGGTCTGTGTGTTGTTCTACCTGGATGACGGCGGTCTGGGCGTGATGGAGGCCGACGAGTTCTACAAGAACAAGCCGGAGAATTTCCAGAAGAAGGTCAAGGCGATGGTGATCCGCTACGTATGCACTGATCACTACACCGCCACCACGCATTTCCGCTATTACCTTGGCGCGGAATCGGGCGAGATGTTGTGCGAGTTCTTCATCGACTGCATCCAGCCGAAGGAGCACGAGAAGGAGCCGTTTCACGGCGTTCCGAGGATCGTCGTGGTCGATCCGGGCAGTGCCAACAAGGGGGCGTTGTTCGCCAACCTGCTGCGCCTGCTGGGTGTCCAGCTGATCATCCACAAGCCGAAGAACCCGCGCGCGAAGGGCAGCGTTGAAAAGCACAACGACCTGGTCGAGCGCGGTTTCGAATCGACGCTGATCGGCTTGGCGGTGAGTAGCTTGGAGCAGCTGAACGCCGAGGCGTCGATCTGGCGCCGTCACTTCAACGGCGTGAAGAAACACAGCCGGCACAAGCACACCCGCTATGGCTTGTGGCAGACGATTCGCCAGGAGCAGTTGCGCATAGCGCCGCCGCCCGAGGTTTGCCGCGCTTTGATGACCGGCCGGGCCGAGACGCGCGACGTGCGCGGTGATCTGACGGTGAGCTTCGGCGGTGCGTCGTACTCGGTGCGCGACGTTCCGCACCTCAACATCGGGCAAAAGGTGCAGGTTGCCCGCAACCCGTACCGCGAAGACGCGATCCTGCTGATCGAGCAGGACGAGCACAAGCGCGACGTCCACTGGGTCTGCCCGCAAGTCGGGCTGGATGCGGCCGGGTTCCGCGACGACGCGCCGGTATGGGGCGAGTCGTACAAGGCATTGCCGGATACGCCGGCGGTCAGGGACATGAAGGCCATCGAGCAGATGGCCTACGGCGTCGACGGCAAGCTGGCCGTCGACGCAGCGCGCCGGAAGCGCCAGCCCGTTTTCGGCGGGCTCGATATCAGCAGCCACCTCGATGCGGCCACCCCGGCCAGCTACATGCCGCGGCCGGGAACCGAGATGGAGGTGGCTTCGCCGGCGCGGGCGGCCGGTCGTGTCGATCTGCTCACGTCGCCGGCCGCGCTCACCGTCGAGGCGATTCACCTCAATCCCGTCCAGTTGGCCGGCCGCCTGCACCAGGCGATGCCCGGCGAGTGGAGCGCCGCGAGCTATCAGCAGCTGCTGGCCTGGTACCCGGAGGGGGCACTGGAGAGCGAGATTGGGGCGATCGTCGATCGCTTCCGCGGGAAATCGGAACCGCCGCGCCTGGTGGCCGTGGGCGGGGCCTGAAGGATTTGCCGGCCGCGCGCCAACGCGACCGGCAAGGGTGGCGGGCTGCAACCCGCCGTTTGCAACATCACTGCAAGGAGATTGTAGCAATGGAAAACCGAAGCAACCAACCGGAGGAGGTGCGTCATGGGCGTGGCTCTTGCCAAATTTAGGGGGTGCGACTACATGCCGCTGAAGCTGAAGAAGGTCTTGGTGGACTACGGCGTGGCGCATTCAACGCTCGCCGGCGCCGTACTCCAGTCCACCGGGCGCCCGATGAGCAAGGCAGCGGTTTCGCTGCTGATCAACTGGGGCTACTGGCCACGGAACACCACACAGGAGCATGTGCGTGCCCAGATCGAGGCGTTCCTGGTCAAACAAGGGGCCACCGCGGAAGAGTTGGCCACGATCTGGGAACCGTCCGGCGAGGATGACCGCGACAAGCCGATCAAGATGCCGAAAGGCGCGCACCTGCGTGCGCTCGACACGCGCGCCCCGTACCAGCCGCGCCCGGCCAAATCCAGTTCAGCCAATGCCGCACCACGCCCCGACTTCGAACCGATGGAGATTTCAATGCTCAGCCCTGCTGCAAAACGCCACTTCAAGATTTTCCGCGATCCGTTCCAGGACGACGTGAACAGCCCCGATGACGTGTTCCTGTCCGAGGATCAGCGCTACGTCCTGGAAGCCATGCTGCAGACGGCCAAGGCCGGCGGCATCACCGCGGTGATCGGCGAATCCGGGTCGGGCAAGACCACACTGAGGAAGCTGCTGCAGCACCGTGTGGCGCGGGAAGGGCAGAACATCCGGCTGATCTTTCCGCATACCCTGGACAAGTCGAAACTGTCGACCGGCAACATCTGCACGGCAATCATCAAGGATATCGAGCCGGACAGCACGGTGCGCTCATCGCTGGAATCCCAGGCGCGGCAGGTCAAGGATGTGCTGCTGCGGTCGAGTCGCGCCGGCTTCAAGCACCTGTTGATGATCGAGGAGGCGCACGATCTGTCGATCCAGACGCTGAAGTACTTGAAGCGCTTCCACGAGATCGAGAGCGACGATGGCTTCGGCAAGGTGCTGTCGATCGTGTTGATCGCCCAGCCGGAAATGCGCGTCAAGCTCGACGTGGCGCGGCACCCGGAGGCGCGGGAGTTCATCAACCGCTGCGAGGTGGCGACGCTGTCGCCGCTGTTCGACAACCTCAAGGGCTACATCGAGCACAAGTTGGAGCGTGTCGGCGTCAGGGCGGACAGCGTCTTTGCCGAGGACGCCTACCAGGCTGTCAAGGATCGCTGGACCAAGGTCGATCCGGCCTCGCGGGCGCTGAAGAACAACCTGTATCCGCTGATCGTGAACAACACCGTGACGCGTGCCTTGAACCGCGCCGCCGAACTCGGCGTGCCGATCGTCAGTGGCGACCTGGTGAAGGAGCTGTGATCATGAATTTCGCCTGTATTCCGGTCAGGATGATTCGTCAGCGGCCGTATTTCCCGATGCGGGATCGACTGAAAGCGAGCTTCGCCGACATTCTTCAGCGTATCGATCGGGCGTCGCAAGCCTTGGCGGAAAAGCAGCTGTCCGTGCTGTCGTTCTCCGGTTCGACGCTGGATACGCCGATCATCGTCGTCGCGGCCGGCCCCAAGACCTACGCGGCGTTTTCCGGGCGTTACGAGCGCACCGGGTTTTGCCAGGACGGCGCCTTGCGTTACGAGACGTGGGAAGCCTTCGACGTGGTCAATCGCGTGCGGGTGAGGTGGCAGGAGGTGATCGCATGCGGCTCCTGAAAACCTTCCTCCATGCCGCGGCCGGTTTGTGGCTGCGCTTCTGGCGTGCCGTGCGTTACTGGCACTTCCTGCACTACTCCTGGCATCTGGCCTGGCACAAGGCGGCGCGATGAGGCTGGTGTGTCCGTCCTGTGGCTTCTTCGCTTCGCCCGAGGCGTTCCTCGGCGAGGCGGAGGCGCAGCGCGCCCTGCTGCTGGCGTTCAAGGTGCCGTCGCCGCTGGCGGCCTCGCTGCACCAGTACCTGCGCCTGTTTCGCCCGGAACAGCGGGCGCTGACAGCGCGGCGGGTGGAGACCCTGCTGGCCGAGCTGCTGCCGATGATCGAGGCCGGGCGCGTCGAGCGGCGCGGTCGGCTCTGGCCGGCGCCGCTGGAGGCGTGGCGTGCTGCGCTCGACGAGATGGTCGGCAAGCGTGATCGGCTGACACTGCCGCTGAAGAGCCACGGCTACCTGCTGGAGATCCTGGTCGGCCACGCCGACAAGGCCGAAGGCACCGTGGAGACGAAGCGCGAGCAGGACCGGGCGTATGCCTACAGCCAGGAGCGCACCACGTCGCCGGGCGCCGTGCCGGTCGGCACGGTGCTGGAGAAGGCCGCCAAGCCCGAAAAAACCCCGATGCCGGCGGCCGTGAGCGAACAGCTCTCGCGCCTCGGCATTCCACTCAAGACCCGCAAGGAGGTGAAAGGTGAGTAAGGAACGACTGCTCAACGTGCTCTCGCGTCACATCGGCAAGGGCCGTGGCCTCGGCGTTGCGGCGTTGGCGCTGCAGGTCGGCGTGGCGCAACGCCAGGTGCGCAAGTTCGTCACGGACCTGCGCCAGGACGGCGTGGCGGTATGCGGTACGCCGACGCACGGCTACTACATCGCCGGTACGGCGGAGGAGCTGGAGGAAACCTGCCTATTCCTCCGCCAGCGCGCCTTGCACAGCCTCACCCTCGAATCCCGTTTGCGCAAGGTGCCGCTGGCCGACCTGGTCGGGCAACTGCATCTGCGCACTTAACCCCAGGAGACCCCTATGGCCACCAAAGCCACCCGCCTCAAACAAGCCGCTGCCGCCATTGCCATCCCGCAGAACCGGGAACAGGTCGCGGCCGCGATCGCCGAGATCGGCGCCCTCAACCGCGAGCTGGCACGCACCCAGGCCGACATGAACGACACCCTGGCCAGGGTCAAGGAAGAGTTCGAAACCATCGCCGAACCACGGCGCCAACGCATCAGCGCGCTCACCCAGGGCGTGCAGATCTGGTGCGAAGCGAACCGCGACGCGCTGACCAATGGCGGCAAGGTCAAGAGCGCGCAGCTCACCACCGGAGAGATCGGCTGGCGCACCCGGCCGCCCTCAGTGCGCGTCACCGGCGCCGAAGCGGTGCTCGACCTCTTACGCCGTCTCGGCCTCAAGCGCTTCATCCGCCAAAAGGAAGAAGTGAACAAGGAAGCCATCCTCAACGAGCCGGAGGCCGTCGCGCACGTGGCCGGCATCAGCATCAGCCAGGGCGAAGACTTCATCGTCACGCCGTTCGAAACTGAACTGACGGAGGTGGCGTGATGGAAAAGGATTTTTCCTTTGTGATGTTCAAGATCAACGTCTCCGGCAGTTGGGCTAATCTGGTTTTCTGCCACGTTGATCGCTACGACGAGGTCAAAGCGGCCTGCGGCGTGCTGGCACAGGCCGGTCGCGGCTCGATCCGCTTCAAGGTACTCGATGCCGACGGCGGCGTGATCGAGCACTACGGGCCGCAGAAGCCGAACGGTTTGTATGAATGGCGCGATGGACCGGGGAGGCGTTGATCTGATGACCCGCGAACAACTGCTGACCAGCGCCCTGCGCGACCTGGTTGAAACCATCGACTTCTTCACCGACTGTATGGACAACCGGATCGACCGCGAACCGCTCGATCCGTACATCGAACGGGCGGAACAGATCCTGGAAGGCGTCTCCCCGAAGGATCTGTCGTTGGTGAACTGGATCGGTGTCGACACGGCCCTGCCGGATTCGGACACCACGGTGCTGGTTTCCCTGCGGAACAATGACGAACCCGTCTGGCTAGGCTTTCACAACGGCGAAATGTGGTTTTCCGTCGACGCCATAGCAATCGACGTCACCCACTGGGCCGAAATGCCGGCCCCTTGCCTTGATCGGTCCTGATCATGGCTGCCGTCAAAAAATCCGCCCAGGAAATCCGCAACAATGAGCTGGCGCAGATCCACATCGCGCGCCAGCAGCTCGGGATGGACGATGATACCTACCGCAATGTGTTGTGGACGGTGGCACGGGTACGGTCATCCAGGGATCTCGACTGGTCCGGCCGCAAGCGTGTGCTCGACCACATGAAGGCGTGCGGTTTCAAGGTGCGGCCGAAGCGCCTGCCGACCGCCCACAAGCCCCTGGCAATGACCAAGGAGGCGATCGAGGCGAAGATCGCCTTGCAGCTGAAGGAACTCGGCCAGAACTGGCCGTACGCGTATGGCGTCGGTCGGCGCATCTTTCCCCAGGTGAGCCGCTTCGAGTTCCTGACGCCGGAGCAGCTGGGCGAGGTGTCCAGCGCGCTCGAGCGCACGATCCGCTTCAAACGCAAGAAAGCAGAAAGCGCCTGACATGGAAAAAAGCGCCGTCTATCCGGAACTGCTGGCCGATCTCGCCGACCAGGTCGCACTCAAACTGTGCGAGCACGGCGTGGCGCCGGAGAAGGCCGCCGACATCGGTTTCTTCGCCGCCGAGCACATGCGTGAGCACTGGGGCGGCCAGCCGATCTATCTACCCAAGGGCGTGCAGTACGATTTTTCCCGGCGTGATCTGGAGATCTTCGACCGTTTCAACGGGCATAACCATACGGAATTGGCCAAGGAGTACAATCTGACGGTCATGCGGATTTACCAGATTACCAAGGCCGTGCGAGCGGAGTTAATCAAGAAACGGCAGGGGGCGTTGTTCTAGGGAGAGAAAAATGGACGGGGTCATTGCATTGGGTATTGTTGCTGGTTATTTCGCCGTATGGATCGGATTCGCCGTTTGGGCTAGTCGTCGCGGTTGGTCCAAGATTGTCGGAATCGGAGGTGGATTTCTTGCCGCCTGCGTTGCCATTATGGTGGTTGCTTTGATCGCAGTGACGACTACAGAAAAACCCCTTCAGAAGATGCAAGACCAAGCTGTTGGCGAAACATCAATCAAGCCGACAGTGTCGGTTCCTCAAAAAGTTCCGCAACTCCCCCATAAGTACTATGTTATTCAGGATGGTGCTGAGTATGGCTACGAGCAGGCTGTTAGTGCCGAAGCACAACATCAAGGGCAGGTAGCCAGCAATATTTTGATGTTCAAATTTCTTGGAGAACGCGACGGAACCTTGCAGTTTTACAATCGAGAAGGGGATGTTGTTGTTGCATTCCAGTGTGAGAGGCCATGTGAATACGTAAAGCAGATGGTGTTTTTCGATCAGCGCTTGCAGAAGAAACAACATCTACGCGCTGTCGAAGGCTCCATCCTGTGGGCTGTATCTCGCGATGCAATGAACGGACTGCTGAAACAATACACAAATGAACGGAATGGGAAGATGCATGAGGGGTGGTTCGAAGAGGCCGGTCCGAAGTGGCGCCCCATCACGACAAGTAAATAACACTACTTTGCCTCAACTGACCCCGCTTCGGCGGGGTTTTTGTTTTAAAGCCCTTTAGCTGATCATCATCGCGCGCGCACGTAGCCTGTGCGTATGCGCCCCATCACTCTCATCGTCATCCACTGCAGCGCCTCGCCCAACAGCGACGGGCTGTTCCGCGGCTCGCCCGGCACGCCCGGATTCATTCCCCCGGTTCAAGTCATCGACGGCTGGCACGCCAAGCGCGGTTTCCATCGTGCGCCGGAAGCCCGGCAGCGCTTCAACCCGGAACTCGCCGCCATCGGCTACCACTTCGTCATCTACCGCAACGGCGGCATCGTCACCGGGCGCAGCGTCGAAGAAGTCGGCGCGCACGTCGCCGGCTTCAACCAGAAGAGCCTCGGCATCTGCCTGGTCGGCACCGATAAATTCACCACGGACCAGTGGAGCTCCCTGGCCGAGCTGATCGGCACGCTGCGCAAGACCTATCCGGCGGCCCGCATCGTCGGCCACCGCGACCTCTCGCCCGATCAGAACAAGAACGGCATCGTCGAGCCGTTTGAGTGGCTCAAGACCTGCCCGTGCTTCGACGTCGCCAAATGGCTGGAATCCGGCATGCAGCCCCCGGGAGACGCGCCGTGAAACTCATCCCCGACTGGCGCAGCGCCTGGCGTTTCCTCTCCGTACAGCTTGCCGCGGCGACGGCGCTGCTGGCTACCGCCTATGACTACCTGCCGGCCGTGCGCACCTACCTGCCGGAAGGCTGGGTCAAGTGGGCGGCGATCCTGGTCATCGCCGCGCGCATCGTGCATCAGAACACGCCGGAAAAATCCCCATGACCGCCCAGCGCATCCTTTTCGAGCTGCTGGTCTGTTTCGTCCTGGCCATCGGCGGCTACTTTCTCGGCAGGGCCGATGAACGACAGGACCAGCAGGCACGCGAGAAATCCGCCCTGGTCGCCGCCGTCGACCAGCACGACCAGAAGGCCACCGCCGGCCAACTCGCCGAACGTGCGGCCGTCCAGCGCTCCAGCGCCACCGACGTCCTTTTCAACGGCATCACCCAGGGAGCGATTCTTTATGCGCAAACCCATCCTGTGGCTGACGCTTGCCGCCTCGATGCTGACGGCCTGCGCCTCTGGACCCGTGCCAATGCCGGCGCCGAAGCTGCTCCCGCCGGCGACGCACCTGGAGCCGTGTCCGCCGTTGCCACCGCCAGCGAGCGGCGCGCTGACGGATCTGCTGACCAATCACCTGCTGACGGCGCAACGGTATCACCAGTGCCGGGACCGGCATCAGGCGCTGGTCGACTGGCTGGAGGCCACTGATGCGCTACGCTGACGCCCGCGACCAGATCCGCACCGGCGACTTGATCGCCCTGCGCAAGAAGCACGGTGTTCTGCCCCGGCTCACCCGCTGGGTGACCCGTTCCCCCTACACGCACACGGCGATCGCGCTGTGGTGCGGCGAAGACGGCCATCGCCGCCTGCTGGTCGCCGAGGCCAAGGCCTCCGGCGCGTTCCTGACCCCGTTATCGCAGTACGCCGAGGAAGATTTCGACGTCTGGCGGGCGCCGCGCGAGACGTTGCTGTCGATCGAATCGGCAGTCTGGGAAGCCCTCGGCGCGCCGATCGGCTACGACGTCATGGATCTCCTGCGCATCGGGCTCAACCGCCTGGCGGGCCTGCCGCTGCCGAAACACGACAACGCGCTGAAGATCTGCTCGGCCTTGTCCGCCACCCTGTGGCTGCAGGCCGGCTGGAAGCCGCGCTATCTCCCCTCCATCCCCGCGCCCGACGATGTCGTGGCGGCGCTCGCCGTGCCGCCCGCGCTGCAGGTGCGGCCTTTCCCCATTACGTCAGGAGAAATCCTATGAAACGCTCGTTTAACGCAGCCCTCCTCGTGGCTGCCCTGTGTGCCGTCCCGCTGGCCTCGCACGCCGGCGCCCTCACCGACCACGCCGAGAACAAGCTCACCGACGCCCTCTGGCGCGCGCAGTCGCTGGGCGCTCCGGCCACCTGGTACGTCGGCCTCGACACCGTCGCCTGCACCGAAACCGGCGGCGGTACCGAGGTCACCGGCGGCAGCTACGCCCGCGTCGGCGTATCGGCGAGTCTTTCCGCCTGGGCCGGCACCCAGTCTGCCGGCAGCACCACGGCCAGCAGCGGCACCGGCGGCACCACCAGCAACAACGCCGCGATCACCTTCCCGGCCCCGACTGCCGCGTGGGGACAGGTCGTCAGCTTCCGCGTATGGGATGCGGCCTCCGGCGGCAATGCCTGGGTCTGCCAGACCTTGACCACGGCCAAGACGATCAACTCCGGCGACGCCGCCCCGGTCTTCAACGCCGGATCGCTGACCATCCAGATCGACAACTAAGCCATGACCCCGGAACAGCAAGCCGCGCTCGAAGGCCTTGTCGGCCGCGCGCTGACCGCCATCGAGCTCGCCGCGATCGACACCCAGCTGCCCGAGCGCAACGACGTGGCCATCGCCGCGATCCTCTCCACGGACCGCGTCCGCGTCGAACCGATGCGCATCGGCATCGGCACCATCCTCGCGACGATGCGCCCCAACGGCGGCGCGTTCCTGGACGCCCTGGAGGCGCTCGCCGCCACCGACGCCAACGTCAAATGGACGCTGAAGCTGATCGAGCAATCGAATTTCGACATCGGCCTTCCCGCCACCCGTGAGGAACTCTCGGCCTTCGCCTCCGCGCACCCCGAGTTGGCCACGAATATCGCCGCACTGCTCGCCGTCGCGGAAATCGACGATCCGATCCACTACAACGCCGTCAGCGATGCGCTCAACGTCGCCGAAAACCGGCTGACGCTCGGAGGCTGACGTGAGCGGAGAAACCATCCTCGCCATCGGCACGCCGAAAACCCTGGAGGCCGCCGGCGCCAGCATCGCGAACAACAGCCTCGCACAGGCCGACGACGCGAGCTACAGCGTGGTCGCCGACGGCGGCTACTACCCGGACGCAAAGTTCGTCCTCTCGGCCACATTCGCCACGGCCCCGACCGAAGGCACCACGCTGGCGCTCTACGCGCGGACGCTGGACATCGACGGGACAGCCGACGCCGAAGTGCCGGAAGCCACGCGGCCGACGGTGTATGTCGGTTCGTTCGTGGTCAACAACGTCACGACGGCGCAGACGATCGAGCTGATCGCCCAGGACGTGCCGTGGATCGCCGACTATTACATCCACAATAACGGCACCGGACAGACGCTCTCGGCGGGTTGGACGCTCAAGGTGACGCCATTTACCGTGGCGCCGGCGGCCTGATCCATGCCTGTGATCGTTCCTCAACGGCGAGTGTGGACGCGGCAGCCGCCGTCGGAAACCGGCGGAAGCCAAGGTGTTCTGTTCGCCTTTAACCCGGCCGTATGGGCAAAGGAGCAGATTGTCGGCACTGCGCTGACCCAGCGGCATGGCAGTCTTTTCGCATATAAACGGGCGAAGACGCACCTGTGCGCTGATTTGACGGCGCATGCTGCCGCAGGGCTTCTTGCATCCAACCTCGGCCACCGGGCCGGCGTTCATTTCTGCACCCCGTCCACCTTTGTTTTTGCTATCCGACCCACCACTGCGGACGGGTGCTTTTTCTCCCGGTATGCCGCAGTTGCAACAACTTCGGGATATGCCGGGGCTTTCAAAATCGGACGCAGTGGTACGTCCGTCGTTGTCAATTACAACGACGGCTCCGGGGCGATGCAAACATGGACGATTGCAGCGAATGTCGTGTCAGACAAAGACACGGTAATTGCGATTGACGTACAGCGTGACAAATTGGTCTGCTACAAAGACGGCAAGTACGTCGCTGAAACGGCGTGGACGATGCCTGAGTTAGGGGCTTCCTTGGTCCCCAATGTATCCCTGCCATTGACAATCGGGGGAGAGGGAAACGGTGTCCACTCTGGATTCAAGGGCTACGTGTACGGAATCGGAGTGGTTACGGATGGTGAGCCAAGGTCGTTGTCGGAAAACCCTTGGCAAATCTTCAAACCCCGCCGTCGCATCACTTACATTGACCTCGGCGCCCCCGCCGCCGCCACCCTCGAAGGCCACGCCCAGGCGCAAGCCAGCGCAACCGGCAATCTCACCCTCGCCGCTACCCTCGACGGCGCCGCGCTGTCCGTGGCCACGGCCACCGGCACGCTCACGACCCAGATCCCGCTTGCCGGCGCTGCGGTGTCCGTCGTCTCGGCCGCGGGCGAGCTGCTCACCGGCATCCCGCTCTCCGGCGCCGCGGTCGCCCAGGCCGTTGCCGCCGGAAGCCTCACCGCCCAGATCCGCCTCGACGGCAATGCACTCGCCCAGGCCGCCGCCTCCGCCGGGCTGACCAGTGCCATCCTGCTGGCCGGCAATGCCCAGGGGCAGGCCACCGCCACCGGCGCACTGGCCGGTGAAAGCAGCGGCCTCGCCGGCGACGCCAAAGCCGAAGCTGCCGCCGTCGCCACGCTGACCACCAGCATCCGCCTGTCCGGATCCGCCGCGGCGCAGGCCGGCGTGAGCGGCATCCTGACGACGCAGATTCAATTGACGGGCGCGGCGCTGGCTGAGGCGATCGCAACGGGCGTGCTGTCAGAGCAGATTTATCTGGCAGGTGACGCAAAATCCAGCGCGTCCGCATCGGGAATCCTGGCAGGAACTACCGTGCGTCCTGTTCTGGATGATCGCTTTCAATCTCTTATCGCGTCCCGTGAGTGGCGGGCTGTGGCCGAACCCCGCGAGTTTCTTGTGGCGTCTGTCGGTAGAAAATGGGAGGCCACGCTATGAAACCCGAGATGTGGCCGCAAAAGGCACCTGAAGAGAAGATCTGGGCGACGTTCGATTTTCGCAAAGGGCTTGTTGCCGGCGAAACGATTGTGTCTGCGGTGATGAACGTCACCCTGAAAGGCGGTAGTGACGGGAGCCCTGAAGCGATTCTCTCAACGCAGACTGTGTTGGGTGGGCGCGTGCTGCAGCGGCTTCAGGGAGGCGTCGAAGGCGCGACTTATCTGATTGCCTGCCTGGCCTCGACTTCGGAAGAACGGGTGTTGAAATTGGCCGGTGTTCTTCCGGTCAGGGAGTCCTGATGACGATTCAAATCGAGGTGTGGCAGCTGATTACCCTGCTGCTGGCGTTTTTCAGCTGTGTCGGCGTTTTCGGGAAGGTGCTGCTTGTTCAGTTCGAGCGACGCCTCGGCGAGCGCTTCAAGGCTCAGGACGAGGCGCGTGAAGCTGGCGCGAGAACCCTGCGCGAGGCGCTGAACCAGCACATCATCGACGAGCGCAAGACATCGGCGCAGGTGATCTCCCTGGAGCGCGATTTTTTGAACTGGAAAGCCGAGTTGCCCGTGCAGTACGTGCGACGCGAAGACTACGTGCGTAACCAGACGATCATCGAGGCCAAGCTTGATGCCGTGGCCCTGAAAATCGAGAACCTTCAGCTGAAAGGAATGCATCCGTGACCATTGATCAAGCGAAAGTACGTCGCGAGAGCCTGCGTTGGTACCTGATCCTCGCACTCTACAACGCGCGTCCGCAGGAGGTTTGCGAGGAGGTGGTACAGGAGACCATGCGGGCGATCTATCCGGACGCGACGCCGCTGGAAGTTCGCCGCGAGCTGGATTACCTGGCGGATCGCAGTCTGGTCAATCTGCGCAAGGAACCTTCCGGGCGCTGGTGGGGAGACTTGACGCGGCACGGGGTCGACATCGCCGAATACACCGTCGAGTGCCATCCGGGAATCTCCCGGCCCGTCAAGTACTGGGCAAACTGAGATGCCGCGTCGTTCCCACATCGAGAGCCTTCCGGTCGAAGTCAGGCACTGGCTTGAGCGCGCGTTGACGGATTCGAACTTCAGCGGATATCACCAGCTTGAGGAGATGCTGGCCGAGCGCGGCTATTCGATCAGCAAAAGCGCCATTCACCGCTATGGGCAGAAGATCGAACGGCGCTTTGCGGCCATCAAGGCGAGCACGGAAGCGGCCCGGATCCTCACGGATGGCGCCGCGGACGATCAGGATGCGCGCTCCGAGGCGGTCATTGCGCTGGTTCAGACCGAGTTATTCGAGTCGATCATCAATCTGCAGGAGGCCGGCGAAGAAGATATCAAGCCGGAGGATCGGCTGGGTCTACTTTCCGCGGCGGCGAAAAACATCGCAACGCTGGCCCGTGCCTCGGTTAATCAGAAGAAGTTCCGTCTGGAAGTCCAGGAGGAGACGCGCAAGCAGCTGCTCGCCGAGCAGGCGAAGAAGCTGGATGCGTTGCAGAAGAAAGGCGGCGTGACGGCCGAGACCCGGGCGGCGATCCGCGAAGCGCTTGGGATCACGTGATGAAGTTCAAGGGCAACGCAAAGTGCATCCCGCGCGATATCGAGGCGATTTTCTTGCCGTATCAGTCGGCGTGGATTACCGACGATTCGATTCTCAAGCTGATGGAGAAAGCACGGCAGATCGGCCTGTCGTGGTCGTCCGCCTACAAATGCGATGAGCGCACCGCGGCCCAGGGGGCGCGAAACGATCAGTGGGTGAGCAGCCGTGATGACCTGCAGGCGCGCCTGTTCATCGAAGACTGCAAGATGTGGGCGAAGATCATGGGCATGGCGGCCAATGACCTTGGCGAAGTGGTGCTGGACCCGAAGGCGAAGCTGACGGCGTATGTGCTGGAGTTCGCTTCCGGCAAGCGCATTCACAGCATGAGCAGCAATCCGGATGCGCAGGCCGGAAAGCGCGGCGGGCGCGTGCTCGACGAGTTCGCGCTGCATCCCGATCCGCGCAAGCTCTGGTCGATTGCTTATCCCGGGATTACGTGGGGTGGCAATCTGGAAGTGATCTCCACGCACCGCGGCTCGCACAATTTCTTCAATGAACTGATCCGTGAGGTTCGGGAAAAGGGCAATCCGAAGAACATCAGCCTGCACCGCGTGACGCTGCAGGACGCGCTGGATCAGGGCTTTCTATTCAAGCTGCAGCAGATGTTGCCGGCAGGCGATCAGCGCCAGGCGATGGATGAAGCAGCCTACTTCGATTTCGTCCGCAGCGGTTGCGCCGACGAGGAGTCGTTCCAGCAGGAGTACATGTGCAACCCGGCCGACGACGACACGGCCTTCCTGGAATATGACCTGATCGCGGCGTGTGAGTACGGAAGTGGCACGAACTGGCAGGGGCGCGATCCTCTGACGCGTGGCCGTCTTTATACCGGCATCGATATCGGCCGCAAGAAGGATTTGACGGTCGCGTGGCAGGTTGAGGACATCGGCGGCCTGTTGCTGACTCGGCGGGTGGAGCGTCTGCAGAACATGCGGAAGTCCGACCAGGAGAAGATTCTCTATCCGATGATCGCGGAGAGCGATCGGACGTGTATCGATGCAACGGGGCTTGGTATTGGCTGGGCTGACGACGCGCAGGATAAGTTCGGCACCTACCGCGTTGAGGCGGTGACCTTCACGCCCAAGGTCAAGGAGGAGTTGGCCTATCCGGTGCGCAGCAAGATGGAAGACCGGAAGGTGCGTATCCCGTATGACCCGAAAATCCGCGCCGGCCTGCGTTCCGTGACGAAACAGACGACCAGTGCGGGAAACATCCGTTTTACGGCAGAGCGGACTCAGGACGGCCACGCCGACGAATTCTGGGGGCTGGCGCTGGCTATTCACGCGGCTTCCAGTCCGCGGGCGCCGATCGAATACACCGGCGCTCCCTCTCGTGCAGAGCGCTGGGACGGCGCTTTTCAAGACAAAGACGTTACGGCCTCTGAAACATCGGGGGCCTGGTAGGAGCAATCATGGCGCAGATTCTTGATCAATTCGGCCGGCCGATCGAACGCGCCGTCCTCTCGGAGCCGCAAACGGCTCGCCTCGGACATCTGTCCCAGGAGTTCGCGACACATCCGTCGCGTGGCCTGACACCGGCACGCCTGGCGCGGATTCTTGAAGATGCCGAACAGGGCGATATCACGGCGCAACACGATCTCTTCCTGGACATGGAGGAAAAGGACGGGCACATCTTCGCCGAGATGAGCAAGCGCAAGCGGGCGCTGCTGACCCTGGACTGGGACGTGGTTCCGCCGCGCAATGCGAGCAAGCAGGAGGAAGAGGCGGCGGCCTACGTGCGTGAGGTGCTGCTGGACATTCCGAGTTTCGAAGACGTGATGCTGGATGCACTCGATGCCATTGGTCATGGTTTCGCCGCGCTGGAAATCGACGGCTGGCAACTGGTCGGTCGGGACAGGCTGCCGAAGGCGATCATCCACCGGCCGCAAAGCTGGTTCCAGTTGAATCAGACGAATCGCAATGAGTTGCGGGTGCGAAACTTCACGCCGGAAGGCGAAGCGTTGCGTCCGTTCGGCTGGGTGCTGCATGTCCATCGGGCGAAGAGCGGCTATTTGGCGCGCTCAGGGCTGCACCGTATCCTGGCCTGGCCGTATCTGTTCAAGAACTACTCTGTCCGTGATCTGGCAGAGTTCCTGGAAATCTACGGCTTGCCGCTGCGGCTCGGGAAGTATCCACCGGGCGCGAGCGATCAGGAGAAAGCGACGCTGTTGCGCGCCGTTGCCGGGATCGGCCATAACGCGGCAGGAATCATTCCGGAGGGGATGAGCATCGAGTTCGAGGAGGCCGCGAAGGGGCAGCACGATCCGTTCGAGGCGATGATCTCCTGGTGCGAACGCACCCAGAGCAAAGCCATTCTTGGCGGTACGCTCACCAGCCAGAGTGATGGAAAGAGCAGCACCAATGCGCTCGGGAACGTGCATAACGAGGTGCGCCATGATTTGCTGGTGTCCGATGCCGCGCAGCTCGGGGCGACCCTGACGCGCGATCTGGTTTTTCCCATTCTGGCAATCAATAAGGGGGTTCCTGATCCGCGTCGCCTTCCTCGGTTGGTGTTTGACACCCGTGAGGTGGAAGATTTAAGCCTTTACGCGGATGCTTTGCCGAAACTGGTCGGTGTCGGAATAAAGATCCCGCGCCCGTGGGCACAGGACAAGTTGCGTATTCCTGAACCGGATGAGCAAGAAGACGTCCTGGCCGTTCCAAAGCCGGAAATGACGATTCCGCCAGCGCTTCGCAAAGACACCGCGCCAGCACAGGCTGAGGCGCGTGCTGTGCTGAAGGCAGAAAACGGTACCGACGATGAATTCGACGTTTTCTCCGATGATTTGGCGTCGGAATGGGAGCGTGTTTCTGACCCATTGGTATCCCCGATCGAACGGTTGATGAATGAATGCGGGAGCTATGAAGAATTCCAGCGTCGCCTGCCGGAAGCGATCGAACAGATGGATACGGCCGAACTGACAGAAGTCATGGCCAAGGCGATGTTTGCTGCTCGTGTCTTCGGTCAGGCCGGCGACAACTGATTATGCGCATCCGCCTGAAAGCGCTGCCGCCAGAAAAAGCGGTTGATTTCTTTCGCCAGAAGGGCTTCAAGATCGGTTTCGACTATCGGGACGTCTGGCAGGCAGAACATCAGGCGGCTTTTACCGTCGCCAAGGCCATGCAGATGGACCTGCTGCGGGATATCCGCGAACAAATCGATGCGGCCCTCGAACTAGGGCTTCCGTTTGCCGATTTTCGCGAGACGCTGATGCCTAATCTGGTCAGGCGCGGATGGTGGGGGCGCGCCATGATGACGGACCCGAAGACCGGCGAGACGAAAGAGGTTCAGCTCGGCTCGACGCGCCGCTTGAAGGTGATCTACGACACCAACCTGCGCACGGCGCATGCGGAGGGGCAGTGGGATCGAATTCAGGCCTCGAAGGAGGCGCTTCCTTTCTTAATGTACGACCACACGCCGAGTGTCCATGAACGCAAGGAGCATGCGGCGTGGGATGGCATGGTGCTGCCCGCGGATGATCCGTGGTGGCAATCTCACTATCCGGTCAAGGCATGGGGATGCAAGTGCCGCGTCGTTCAGATGAGCCGGCGGCAGGTCGATCGTATGGGGGCGAAGATCGGGAAGGCTCCGCAGGAGAGATACGTCGATTACCTGAACAAGCGGTCCGGCGAGACGAGCCGCGTTCCTGTCGGTGTTGATCCTGCATTTCACTATTCACCTGGGGGCCGCCGTGCTTCATTGGTGAAGCACCTCGCCGAGCGGATTGAACAGGTTTCGCCCGAACTCAAATCAACAGCAGTTCGCGCCGTCACTGGCGAAGCATTTGCCGCCTGGGCGGCAAATCCGGTTGGCGCGTTCCCTGTCGCGGTTCTGCCGCAGAAATACATCGAGGCGCTCGGTGCTTCAACCGACGTTGTCCGTCTGTCATCGGAGACAATGCTCAAGCAACAGCGCGTACATCCCGAATTGCAGGCATCGGAGTACAGCTTGGTTCAGGACACCGTTGATCGCGGACTGGGAATCCATGAAGCCGGCGGCTCGATGGTCTTCCTTCTTGAGGAAGGCGGCTACGTCAGCGTAGTGAAAGCGACCGCGTCCGGGAAAGCGCTTTTTCTGACGAGTTTCCGTCGCCTGTCGAGCGACGATGCGAAACGTCAGCGTGAAATCCAGCGGCTGTTGAGGAAGAAGTAGGAGAGGCGGGCGGTGGGGCCTCCCACCCGCTTTCGCGGAAACCCCACATGGCGCTCCGGCATCACTGCCGTGCTACGGCCGGGAGATTTTCACCGTGTCGCGCCCGTGGATTCAGTATAGCACTCGAAAGGTCTCGTTAATTTCGAAGAGCTTTTTTGCGCGGCCATTTTATATTTCTACTGTTGCAATCTTTTTGTAATTCCTATTCCGCTTCTTCCCATTAAGTTTTACCTCTTCCCGCATTTATCTCACCCGTTCCCTTTTATTTATCTCATCGTCTGTCACGGTGTGTGACGGCTCGGGGACGGCGAGGTCTGCCGCTTCGCGACGCCGGCCAGGAGGGTGCCCGCGCGTCCGATTCCACAAGAAAAAGCAAGCAGTCCGGCAGGCGGGGAGAGGGATCCGCTCCC